GACGGAGCTTACCAGAAGCTTTAATGTCATCTGCAGTGATTTGGATAAACTGCTGAACACCTAAGTCATCATCCATAACTCTAATCAAATCACCAGTATCCAACTTACGCCTTGCTACTTCAAGCATACCATTTAATGCAGGCTCCAGAAGCTCAATTTCAAACGTAGTGGTTTTCTCTTGGAAGATACGACCGGCTGCATTCTGCAACTGTTGCACTTCAAATGCCGTTTTCTCACCCGGGGTACGAATACCCATAGCTTCACTAGGAGCACCAGCAAACTGCTCCATAAGAGTGAGCAAGTAATTAATTTCATTGTTGGCTTGAATAACCCATTGTGCATTCCGAGCAAGTTCCTGCACATCTCCATTGTCATCAATATGAATCTCACCAAATGGCTTATATTCAAATTCTTCGACATCTCCCTTGATGAGGAGAGGAGGTGCTACAGCCAAGTCCATAGCATCAGCTTTGGCATTCTCTAAATGGTCTACACGATATTGCAAACCAACTAGATTATCTAGCGGACCCATAGCCCATAAGTTGTCAGGGCGAGTACGCCAGCCTACGTGGTAGATGGGGGCTTGACCAAGCCAGTTAGGGAAGGCTTCATCACGGATAATCCAACTTCTATCTACAACAGTGATGATTTTACCAACTTGCAGTTCTTGAGTGTTCTGATTATATAGATCACCGTAGAACGTCAGAAGCTCTACATACCCACTCTGCAGATATTCAAAGAAGTTACCGAAGCCATCCATGTTATAGCCTTCAGAACGATTCATATCGTCAAGGCCATATGCATTAGCGTATTTCTGGAGTTTCTCTCGATTGGCTAATGCCTTCTTCAGATACTCATCCTCAGGCTCATCACGAGCCATCATATGCAGCTCACCAATCGTTTTGATAGAGCGAACAATCTTATAGGAGTCTTTGAATGACGAAGCTAAAGGATTGAATACAATATCTAATGGAGAAATACGAGTAATCTTTGGACCAATGTAAGAGGGTATACGTTCATTCTGCTCATTTTCAACATATGAGGCTTCAAATTCAGGAATTACAAAAGCATTCCCATAATCGATGTAATCATAGACAAGTTTACTAATTTCTGTCTTAAACCCACTCTCACGTGTCTTATTAGACATATAAGATTCAATAGCAACTACCTTCTGCTTAATTGCACTATCCTTAGAATAGGCTTCCCATTTAAGCCAGTCATCGTTAGGGAAGAGAGCAGAGATGTAGTTGGAATGAAGATTGTCTCGAATCTGACAAAGCTTAGGAAGGGTGGTGCTATTCTTCCAAGGAAGCTTCTTATTCGTGGTTTTAGAAGTGTCTGTGGCAAAGATATAATTACGCAGTTCTTTCCATTCAGTAATCTTCTCGATACGTTGAGCATTATACTGTTCCCATGTTTGGGCAATATATTTAGCTGCAGTATCTTGCGTGTATACGCTGGTTAGTTCAAGGGGTTTACGTGCCATATCTTACCTGTAATTAAGCCCACCGAAGCGGTTGTTGAAATAAACGATATTATCTTTCCGTTCAAAATCTCTGGACTGCTTAGGTTTCACTGCAATTTCTACAGCACACGCCAGAGCATCCTTAATGTCGTCATGCGGTGGTCTAGCTAAAATGAGTTCCTCTTCTAGGATGTCAATATAGCCACCTTTGTAATGCCACACGGATAGATTATCATATCTATGTTCTAATGCAGCACTAATACGTTCTTCTTTACTACCAATATTTCTTGTAGGACGGAAGTCATCAATAGTGAGCCTAAGCCCTTCCTCCCGAATCTTATCCTTCAAATCCCCTACAATAATAGATTGTGCAACTGTCACCTCAGCCCTAAGCTTCTTAAACTCCCACTTCGAGTGTAATGAAATCACTCTACTGAAGTATTCACTAATCTTGTCTGATTTGAATCTATCAATATCCAGGACATAGATGTACCCTTCAGGATCAATCCCAATTACAACAATAGCAGTGAAGTCAGCCTTCTTACGAAGAGAGAAAGCGAAGTCAATAGCAGCATAGACATTAAGCTTCTTATTCTTAATATACCATACACCATCCTGTTGCTTAAGAAACTTCTTATCGTAATACTGGAAGCGTTCTTTATTAATTCGATTACTACCCGGGTCATTTGGGTTGTTGTAATACTGAGCATGGAACTGCACTTTGTCAGCATACTCTGCACGAATACGGGAGAGAGCCTGCATGTCAAATCCAAATGCCTTACCGTCAGAACGAACCGTCTTAGGCCAAGTGAAAATACCATCTTGCTCTACAACATACTCTTTTACATCCCATACAGGTTTCTTATCTTGAAGTTCACCTTCATCAGTGTATACTTCAAATTCTTGAGCTTTCCATGTAGCATAAACATCATTAGGATGATATCTAGTTCCGCAAGCGATAGTGAAACCACCAGCATTACGGATAGAGGTAAATTGAGAAGCCTTCTTTACAACGCTATCTCTACCATCTTCTGTGTATGCATTTTCAGGAACAACTAAGTCATCTGCGATAATAATATCAGCGTGCCAACCAGTAGTGTTAGTGGTGAGACCCGCTGTTGCAACTGTCGCATCACGAATACCTTCAACTTTACGACGCTCATGGTCAATAATGATTTTCTTAGCAGCCCATTTCTCTCGGCTACCTTCTTGAGGATTGATGTACTCCGGGAAGTATCGTTGATAGACACTACTCCCTAGAATGTTCTGAATTGCATAAAGCTGTGTTTCTGCAAGTTCTGCTGTAGCAGACACATACAACATTGTAACTTCTGGATGGCGAGTGATAATCCATGCACACCATGTAGCTACCATATGGCTCTTTAAATGTGCACGAGGGAGCATGATAAGCTTATTAGTAGTTTGGGCTTCTCCCATACCAAATAAGGTGTATTCCTGCATCCATTTATAAATCTCTTTATGCACATCCCCATACATATACCCGGGATTGACTAGCTTAGCAAAGAAGAATAGATCGGATTTAGCCGTGTCTCTAATTTGCTTTGCTTCATCAGGCATCTTATCTAATTTCTGTTTTGCTAACCCAATCCAATCCATTTTAATATACCCACATTACATTGGCTGGTTTAGACGGATCATCATCTGCATGAATAAAAGTCTTACCAATACCAATTCGATGAAAACCTGCATCCATCAAATGTTTAACTATAACGAATCTAGAAGGGCTTGTAGAGGCTTCAATATCTACAGCATAGCCACTGGTATGGGCACCTTCAGATTTACCTCCTACAGCCTTGTTATGAGCTTCACACCGAAATCCAGAAGTGATGTGAAAAGGAATCTTAGCCATATGTCTAGCTGTAATAAGTTTAGCGAGAGTGGAAGGCATCATCTCAGCTCTCCCACATCCGCATTTACAAGCAAATTCCTTTTCAGTAAAATACATCACTGAGGAACACCTCCATTACCAAAGAGTCGTACAACGTCTGCACCATACTCTTTATCAATTCTCACTTGGAACTGCTTCTCACTTTCAATATCTGCCTTAGAGGGCCTACCTGCACCATTATTAGTCCAACCTCTATCTGCAAACCATTTGGCTGCTTGATAGTTACCAGTTTGGGCAGCAGTGAGCATATGCTTGACAGCTTTACAGCGAAGCTTAGCTTCCAACTCTTCTCGCCATTCCTGCACATGCTTCAACACTTGTTGATTCTGGCAGATGCGTTTCCAATGCCTATAGTTGAGAAGATGCTTCGTGGCAAACTCATATTCCGTAGGGTCTTCCTCTTCCAGATATAGACGCTTAAGAGAAGGATAGATTTTACCATTCCACTCTGCATCTTGATCTCTGAATGTATATACGCATAAATCATTATACGTAATATCTAGAAATAGGCTCTGCGTTATAGGTCGACCATTAACATCTACAAACCTACTCTTGTCGATAATCATGTTCATTTCTACCATCCTCTTTAGCTACATGAGCAATTAATATATTACTCAGCTTATCAAACTTACTACCCAAGCTCTCAAATCCATTACGAAAGGTGGTTTCCATTCTATCAAACTTAGCATCAAGCTCTGGTTTAACATAATGATCTGAAGCAATCTTTAATTCAAGAGCTGTCAGTTTTGCTGCGTCTGTGTCATGCAAATCAAACAACTTCTCAATACGTTTCTCTTGTTTTTCATCCTTGCTCCGAAGGAGGTAAGCCACTAACGTGATGACAACAACAATACCAATCTCTAGCATCCAAGGCTCCATTATGCACATCCCTTCGGAGCACATAGCTCAGGATTGCCATTGTAGTTGTTCGGATTACCACCCTCCCCAATCTCAACCCCCTTCTTCCACACCCATGCTCTAGGAGGAAGCATCTGATCCTCTAAGCACATCCTATGGAATACTTCATTGTATTGAGGAGCATACGTTTCATAATCAATCAATCTGTCTTGTGCAGCTTGGCAATATGCATCATGTACTGCTGAAGGACGCATACTGCTCTTGGTATCCCATGTTGGACCACTGGCACCATCCCAAGCGAATCCTTTTCGTAAATGGCACCATCCATCTGCTGTAAGAGTGAAGAAATCATATACTACATCTTGAGGGAGGAGTATGCCAGTATAACAGGAGTAGTCTCTAGTGAGTTGATATTTATATCCCTCCTTGTAGAAGATTTGCTCCATACTACTTATTCCTGAATAGGCCAGAGAATAGCCTGTTGTTGTCCTGCTAATGCCAATGCTTCACTTAATTCTGCCAGAGTGACAGTGGTGACAGAGTTGTCTGCTAATGTCCAAGTAGTAGAAGTGATGCCAGTAAGCTGAGAAATCATAATGGCACGAGCCATACGTTCTTGAGAATCTTCATCTCCATCAAACGTTCTACCTAAGCTGGTAGTCACTTTAATATCAGCCACAGCTATTGCTCTTTCCTTTTTCAATATATTACGTGCATCAATTCTATCTTGCTCTACTTGTGCTGCTTCTAATGCAACATTCAATTCACCAACAGGTATTGGAGTTTCTGTCCCCCATTGAATATTGCTATATCCCATACCTCCTACAAGAGCTACTTTAGCATGAGGACGTAAACGTTGAATGGCATGTAAATAGTTTAACTTCATGCTATAATCTCCTTGAGGATTAATTGGTTCTCATCACCAGCACCTGCGAACAGTCCACTATTAGCTGTGGCCCAAGAAGTTCCAGAACCTATACCAACTCGGATTGAATAGTTTACTGCTGACGCACTAGCGGGAGCATCAATCAAATTAAAAGAAACTGTCCCGTAGAATGCAGCAGCGCCGGAGACTGCCCCTGAGTACGTTTCCGTAACTCGTCTGTGTTGTACGGATATGCATGTGCTCCCCCTGAATAGCGCGGCGATGACGGATGCTTCGCCAATAGGCGCCCCCCCGTCAGCCCCTGTCGCATATACATTAAAAGAAGCAGTAACTTCAACGAGATTTGTATTATCTGACGGGGTGATGCTCAATGTGGCGACTTGCGTGCCTTCACTAATTAGGGGTGTGGTATTATCTAAGGGAATTGAGGTACTCCCAGTTGCTGCCGAAATATCCACTGACACAGCTTGTCTATACAAATTAGAGACTACTGCACCACGAACTGTATCTGCATCCAATCCACTACCACTGCCATCTACAGTGAGAAGGAGGGCAAGCACATCTGCAGCAGACAGAGAAGGGGCTA